GCATTTGCAGCAATAAATGACTTATCAGGAGTTATGAGGTGTATGCCTATATGGTCTGCTGGAGGTATAAATCTATCACAGGATAAACCCACAACAGCCAGTTATTTATTTAACTTGGCAAATGTAGGAGAAGGCGGTTTTAGTTATTCGGGAAGTAGTTTAAAGACAAGAAATAGTGTTATTTCTGTAAGTTATTTCAATATGGACTCTAAAGAAGTTGATTTTGAAGTAGTAGAAGATGCAACCGCAATAGCTAAATTTGGAACGATAGTAAAACAAGTTAAAGCTTTTGCCTGTACATCCCGTAATCAAGCTGCAAGATTAGGTCGTGCAATACTTTTTGCTGAGCAAAACGAATCTGAAACAGTAACTTTTACAACTTCAATAGATTCTGGTGTTGTTGTAAGACCTGGATCTGTTATTGAGGTAAACGATCCAGTTAGAGCAGGAGTAAGAAGAGGTGGTCGTGTTGTATCTGCAACAACAACTGCGATAACTATAGATGCAGAGTCGGAGACAAGTTTACCAGCACTTAATGATAACCCTACAATTAGCGTTATTTTGTCAGATGGCACTGTTGAATCGAAAAGTATATCTGATATTACAAACGCAGTTATAACTGTCAGTTCTGCATTTTCTTCCGCACCAAATACTAATGCACCTTACGTTATTTCAAGTACAACTCTTCAGACACAATTATTCAGAGTCATACAAGTTGAAGAACAAGATGATATTAACTATGTAATTACAGCACTTACTTATGTAGAGGGTAAGTATAACTTTATTGAAAATGGAACAGCTTTACCGACAAGAACAATATCACTTCTAAACGCTCCTGCTGTAACACCAACCAATCTAACAGTTGTAGAAAAAACAGTTGTTATAAACAGTATTGCTAGAAGTAAATTAATTATTGATTGGCAACCTGTAGAAGGCAGCACTCAATACTTAGTTAATTATAAATATGAAGATAATAATTATGTCTCTCAAGTTGTATTCAGTAGTGATTTTGAATTATTGGATACCAAAAAAGGAACATATACTATTGAAGTTTTTTCATATAATCTTGCTTTAAATTTATCTGTTAATCCTGCCACTACAACTTTCGTAGCACAAGGAAAAACAGCTTTACCAGAAGATGTTTCCAATTTAACTTTAGAACCAATAAATGAACAATTTGTAAGATTAAAGTTTAAACAAGCAACTGCGATTGATGTTTTACATGGTGGTCGTGTTTATGTGAGGCATACAAATCAAACAGGTAATAGTGCTACTTTTCAATCAGCACAGGACGTTATCGAAGCTGTTCCAGGTAACTCAACGGATGTGATTTGTGCTGCACTTGCAGGAACTTATCTCCTAAAATTTCAAGACGATGGTGGTAGATTTAGTGCAAATGAAGCAAAAGTAAATTTATCTTTAGTAGATATACTTGATTCGATTGCTGTTAAAACAGACAGAGAAGATACCGATGGAACACCTTATAACGGAGCAAAGTCTAATGTTTCTTACGATGCTACTCTTGGGGGCTTGAAACTTACAAATCCTTCGTCTAATGCAACTGGAACGTATGATTTTGTAGATACTCTTGATCTCGGTGGTACATTCTCTCTTACTTTAAAAAGGCATTTTCAAGGTGAGGGATTTTATGTTGGAGATGAGTTTGATAACAGAACGGATTTGATTGATACCTGGACAGATTTTGACGGAACAGTTGCTAATGATGCCAATGCAAAAATAGCAGTCCGAACCACAACAGATAACCCGAGTAGTTCACCTACATACACATCGTTTAATGATTTTAGTAATGGTGTGTTTAAGGGTAGAGGTTTTCAGTTTAGGATTACTTTAGAAACTGCTGACGTTGCTCAAAATATGAATTTACAACAAGCAGGTTATACAGCAACAATGCCATCAAGAACAGAACAATCATCTGTTATAGCATCTGGAGCAGGAGCAAAAGCGGTTACATTTACAGCACCATTCTTTGTTGGAACGTCTGCACTTGGTAATTTGAATAGTTTCCTACCTTCTGTTAATATTTCTCCTCAGAATATGGCTACAGGTGATTTCTTCGAGCTTTCAAGTATATCTGGAACTGGCTTTACAGTTCATTTTAAAAACTCAAGTAATGCTAGTATTGATAGGAACTTTACCTACAGTGCTGTTGGTTTCGGCAAAGGAGGGTAACATGGAGGAAATAGTTATTAACTATGGCTGACGTAACAAATTATACAATAGAAAATGCCTCTGGAGCTAACGTCCGTATTGATTTAAACGCTGTTTTTGCTGCTATTCAATCAAGTAATTCTAAATCCTCAGATTTAGCTGCAAGTCAATGTGTTGCTGGTATGCCTTTTCTTAATACCACTACAAATATATTAAAGATAAGAAATAGTTCTAATGGTGGTTTTACTGAGATAGGCAATATAGATCAGGCTAATTTAGGTTTATTATCTAAGGCAGGTGGCACGATGACAGGTGCTTTGCTTATAGATGATTCGAGTAGTGCAGCAACTCCAGCTTTAAGTTTTGATACAGATACAGATTTAGGATTATTTAGAAAATCTGCAAATGTAATGGGATTTTCTTCCAGTGGTACAGAGCGAATGATATTTGACTCAAATGGATTAACGCTCCAGGCTCAAAATGATCTCAGATTTGCCGATGCTGATAGTAGTCATTATGTAGGATTTCAAGCACCATCTACAATTTCATCTAGTCTAACTTGGACTTTACCTTCTGCGGATGCTTCTGTTGCTGGTTATGCTCTTGTTTCTGACGCATCTGGTACGTTAAGCTGGGCTGCTGCTGGTGCAGGTGCTCAAGGTGCTGGAAGTGACAATATCTTTTGGGAAAACGATCAAACAGTTACACAGAGTTATACTATTACTAACGGACAAAACGCTGGCAGCTTTGGTCCTATTACTATACAATCAGGTGTAACAGTTACAGTTGGTGCTGGTGAAACCTGGACAGTCGTTTAAATTATGAGCACATTAAAAGTCAACAGCATAATACCAGTTGCGGGAGTTCCGACAGGAGGTGGCGGTGGAATAATTCAAATAAAACAAACAGTTAAAAAAGATACTTTTAGTCAATCTTCTTTAAACGATAGTACTTTCTCAAACGACACTGGCTTAAATGTTACTATTACTCCTACCTCTACTTCAAGTAAAATCCGAATAACAGGGTCAGTTGTAATTTCTATGGACCAAGATGATGATGGCTATGGTATAGGTTTATTTAAAGATGGAAGTGTAATTACTGACGCTTTAGGTGATGCTGATGGTAACAGAACTCGATGTATGAATATGACTTTTGCACAAAATTTCGGAGGAGAGGCTAGAACTTTACCCATTGATTTTATAGACTCGCCATCTACAACCTCTGCAATTACTTATGGAGTTAGAATAATATTCTTTTCTGGAACAGCTAGCTCGACTGTTTATCTAAACAGATCACAGTCTGATGATAATAATGTTTTTAGACCTAGATCAATTTCAACCATTACAGCGATGGAGGTGTCAGCATGATTACTTCCATGTATAATCTAATTAAAAACTAATTATGGCATTAGATCACGAAGCGATTTATAAAGCATACGCTGGAACAGTAGTTTCTATTGACGATTCTGCTGGTGCTTTTGATGCAAGCGGTAATTCTGTTTCTCTTGACCAAAGCAAGATAGATACTGCAAGAACTACTTTAGATGCTGAAGCTGCTGCAACTCTCTATCAACGTCAAAGGACAGGGGAAGCTGGCACAACAGATACTATTTACGCTTCTATAGGCGATCAGCTAGATATGCAGTACAAAGATGCTGTTAATGGAACGACTACATGGAAAGATCACGTTGCTGCTGTAAAAGCTAAATATCCCAAGCCATGAGTACATTAAAAGTAAATACACTACAAGATACTTCTGGTAATAATTTATCAAGGGTATTACAGGTTGTACAAACAACAAAAAATAATGTAACTTCACAGTCATCTGGAGGTGTAGCTACTTTTTATGATATTTCTGGATTAAGTCTTAATATAACGCCATCATCTTCAAGTAATAAAATATTAATACGCTTTGTTGTTAATTTTGGTAGTAGCTCAGGTGATTCAAACGGACTTATAAGATTATTAAAAGATGGAAGCATAATTACAGCTTTTCATGGTGCAGATGGAACAGTTGCTAATGGTGCAAACTTTACACGTTTTTCATCACAATGGCAGATATTTCCTTTTAATAACGAGTTTTTAGATACAGCAGGTGGTACAAGTGCTATTACATATAAATTGCAATGGTCAACTGAATCTGGGCGAACAATATATTTGAATAGAAGAGGAGGTTCTGCCGAATATGGCACAGTTTCTTACATAACAGCACAGGAGATAGCAGCATGAGCCAACTTAAAGTTAATTCAATCGTTCCTGTCGGTGGTCTGCCAAGTGGTGCTAATGGTGGAATTATACAGACTGTTCAAACAGTTAAAACTAACGTACAGTCAACTACAAGTTCTAGTATGATTGACATTTCTGGAATGTCCGTAGCAATTACACCATCAAGCAATTCTAATAAAGTTTTGATAATGGTGTCTTTAAATTATGGTGGTGCAGATAATATGTACGCAGCTATTAATTTACTAAGAGGGTCAACAGTAGTAACAAAAGGTGATGAAGATTTTAGCACTCAAACTGAATGTACTTTTGGTATTGGTGGTGATAATAGTAACTTTCAATATAAAATGGCCTCCGCTTCATATTGTTTTTTAGATTCCCCTGCTACAACATCAGCTACGACTTATAAATTACAAATACAAGCAACTGGAGCATCAGGTCAAAGAGTGGTAATTAATGCACCTTATCAAGGTGGTTATGAGCAAGAAAATAATGCATATTCTATGAGAGGTACTTCAACAATTACAGCTTTTGAGATTTCAACATAATGGCAATAATTCCAGGAAAGAAAAATTTTACTGTTGAAAGGAGAGCAGATTTTCCTATTCGTCTTACATTTAAAGACTCTACTGGATCGGCTATAAATTTAACAGGATATACTGTTGCAGCACAGGTTTATAACGAAGATAGAAGCACAAAGTTTGCTGATTGGACTGTTGCATATACTGACAGAA